AAAGTCCGCCGTCAAAATTGAATCCTATGTTAGTTATTGGTATATCGTAGCTTTCGCCGCTTTCGCTGACGTATGTTATCACGTCACCAACGTCAAATCGGGGGTCGCCAAGGCGGTGAAAAAGCTCCGTTGTATACCACGAAAAGCCGCCTATCCTATGCCACAATGACCGCAGCAGCGACATTGTCATATACGGATTTTCAAACTCCAGCACACGCCCTGCCGAGCCTGTGGTATTGCCCAGCCGCAGAGTTTCGCTGTCGCTGACCTTACAGACAATGCCTGCCAAAACATTCGGACGTTCTCCCAGTGTTGGCAGGTCGATAGTGTTGTTGTCCAGTATCTTCACGCTCGAGCCGTACCATTTGCGGACGTATCTGCTGTATCGGTCAACAAAACCGAACTCGCCTTGTGCCGAAGCTATGTAACTGAGCATCTGCCGCATTGTGGTGTCTTTGGGTATAGAGCTTATTTTGAAGTCGAAGTTTGCAGTTTTCAGCCTTATGTGACCCTTGCCGTAAAGCCTTGCACCGCCCTTTACACGGAGCTTTGCAGGGATGGTGTAGTCGTTGCCGTTTTGCAGTCCAAGCTGCTTGCATATGTCATCCTCAACAGTCTTCGACCACGCAGGTAGCTTGACCTTTGGCACATAGGTCTTGTCCGAAAAATACAGCCTATCCGCAAAAGTGACCTCAGTATTTCCGCCCGACTTTTTTGATTTGACACAAGTAAACCGCCCCAGGGGTATTCTCTCTCCGTCAAGCACTTCTCCAAGCTTGCTTATCTGCTCAACTGTCAGCTTTGAAAGCTCAGCGTAGGTGTAGGCTTCTAGGGTGGAGTAGGTGGTCACGCCTGTGAGGTCCGCAAGGTACAAGGAAAGGTCATACTCGTTGCCGAGGAAACGTGCTTCAGCATCGTTTATCTGTAATGCCCAAGACTGTGAGCACACTGCACCAAGCTCTATGTCGTCACTGAGGCTCGTTGACTGCACGTCACTGGTAGCGGACATTATGTTGTCCCCCATTATTACGCTCTCGTCGTTTTCAAGCCACATACGCCATGTGCGGCAGTAGCTTTCGATGCGTGAGGAGACGGTTGTACTTGTTGTATACATATATCCGCCTCCTACTGCATGATAAGGTCAACAGCAACGCCTTTGCAAAACTGCCGCTTTTCGTCCCAGCCGAAAACTTCATAAGTTGGGTCGCCTGCATAAACGTCAAAAGTGCTTTCCTGAAATGTCTCATCAAGGAGCGTGATACTGAAAAACGGACTGTCAACGTTGGAGATATACTCATTGAGCTTTGCCGTCTCCTCACCTGTGAGATGATACCATTTCAACGTGACAGTTTTCTTTATGGCTCTTATATCGCCCACCATTTTGCAGTTAGCCGTTCGCCCTGCATTGTTCGACCATATCTTGTTGTTTGTAAAGCTCACTTCCGCAGGTGTGGCGACCCTTTCGCTGCCGAATATAAGTCCTCTGCTTTTCATTTTCTGCACCTCCTATGCCCTTATTGGCGACCTGCCGTTGCGTTTGATATAGTCGTTGATATCATCAATAACTATCTGTGTGATAGTCCTGCCGTTGAGCGTAAGCGGTATGGTAACGCTTATCTTCTGGTTGCCCCCTGCTCCGCCGTATGACACAAGAGCCTGCAAAACAGCCTGTGTGATAGTATCAAGCGGTGCCTCAATATTCGTACCACGCTTCTGATCGCCCAGAACTGCAAGAAACTCAGAGTTCGGCGGTATTACTGCACCTTGGGCAAGTTTGGGTATTTCGGGGATATCAATTTGGCTTAGGTCAAAGCCAAATGTCTGACCGCCAAGATCACCGGGAAGCCAATCAGGCGTCGTGAAGCTCAGCTCGTTTATGCCGTCGATTATCCAATTCAAAGCGTCCTCAACTGCACCTGTCAGACCATTTATAAGCCCGATTATCAAATTAATAGGTGTTTTTGCTATGTCAACAAGTGCGTCCCACACGCCTTTGAAGATCTTCTTTACACCCTGCCAAGCTTTTTTCCAATCACCGGTGAACACTCCCGCTATGAACAACACAACGCCTTTAAGTGCTGAAATGATGTTCTTCACGGCGTCAATTATATTGCTTATGACATTACCCACTGTTTTTATTATCTTGCCAAGCACACTGCTGACTATCGGTCCGAGTATGCTCACAAGCCAATTCACAACAGGTGCTATGGCTTTGTTGTAAATGCTCAGAACGCTCGTGATAAGTGTTCCAACAAAGTCGAGAAACTCATCAAGCAGAGGTTTCAAGTGCTCCGTCCAAACGCTGTCAGCAACGTCCATGAGCTTGTCAAACACAGGTTTCAAGACCGTTTCCCACAGGTTGAGAAATATGTTCTTTGTGGTGGTTATACCCTCGTTTATGCCGTCAAATATAGGCTGTCCCCATTCGTTCCAAAAGTCTGAAATACTCTGCCAAGTATCGCACCACAGTGTTTTCAAGGCGTTCAACACAGGCTGTGCAATGCCGTTCCACAAGGTATCGAAGATCTCTTTTATGTTGTCAAACAGTACGCCTAGCGTGTTCCATGTCTGTGTGCCAAAATCCGCCATTAGGGGTAATCCTACAGTGAGAAAGTTTTGCAGTATAGGAAACACTGCCACATTCCAGATATCAGAAAACACCTTGTTGAAGCTGTCAAAAAGTCCTATGCCTATCTTGCCAAGCGTGCTGAAAGCGGTCTGCATAAGCGGTGTAAAATCGTTTATAAAATAAGCTTTGAGCGGCTCGGAAAGCGACTTTATATCGCTGAAAACTCCGCCGAGTATCTGAGCAAGTTCAATGCTCTCTCTTTCAAGTCCGCCCCATATATCAGCGAAAATAGGCTTAAAATTCTTATCAAGATAGTCTGCAAACTTTTCAAACTGAGTTCTTACTGATTTGAAAAAGTCAGACAGCTTTTTATCTGCCTTACCCGTATCCACCTCAACGCTAGTCCCGGAAGGCTGCATTATATCCCCAGCTCCGCTGACCCCAGTGCTGTCTGACTTGCTCTCATCATTCAGCTTGTTCATCTGGTCAAAGCTTGCAAGAGAGCCTTCCTGTGCCTCTTGAGTCTGTTGTGCATTGTCGGCTATATCGCTGTAATTATCCGCTACCTGAGAGGTGCTTTTCACTATGCTTTGAGCCTCGTCTGCACTGTTGCTTAGTTCAAAACCGAACGCCTCTGAAAGTGACCTCGCTGCCCCCTGTGCCAAAGCTATGAGCTGTGAAAGCAGACTGTTTATCGCCTTGACAGCAGGCAGAAGAACGTTCATCAGCACAGTGCCGATAGTTGCTCCGAACTCTTTCCATTGTTCAGAAAGTATTCTTGTCTGGTTCGCCCAGCTGTCAGAAGTCTTTGCAAAGTCCCCCTGAGCAAGAGCCGTCTGTGACATAACGTAGTTGTATCTCAGCTGGACTTTTTCAGCCTGCGACATATCGGCAGTTGACTTCGTGATACCCTTTGAAAGTGCATACGCCTGCAAATTGGCGTCCGTCATAACAATACCGAACTGTTTGAGGGTCTCAGTTTCGCCTGTAAAAATTGATTTCAGCGCCGTGCTTGCTACGTCCTGACCGACATTATAAAATGACGCCATATCCGCCGACAGCCCTGTAAGAGCCATAGCCATATCGCTTGCACTGTCATTGGCAAGCCCCATTCCTGCCGCCATTGCCATGAAGTTTGAGCCTGTCTGCTTTGCGGTGAGCTTTGAAATGCCGTAGGTCTTTACAGCCGTGTCAGCGAAGTCCTCCATTTTCTGCTTTGATTCACCGAAAGCCGTGTCAACAACGTTCTGAACTTCCGCAAGGTCTGAGGCTGTTTCTATGGATTGCCTGCCGAAGTCCACAAGCTTCTTGACGGAGAATGCAGCTGTCAGAGCCATTGCAAGGCTTTTAAGTTTTGGCTTGATATCCCCCACCATATCGGAAAGGCTTTTCAAGCCCTTTTCAAAGCCCTCACTGTTTATGTTGGTGTCAAAATTCAAGCACCCATCAGCCATTGTCATTCACCTCCCGTCAGTTGTTTCAGAAACTCTTTGTCCTCGTTTTCAGCCCTCTGCTCTTCTGCTGAGAGCTTTCGTTTAAGGTCTATCATATTGCGGTGGTTTCTGTAAAACTCCTGCTCGTATTTTTCAAGCTTTTTGTCCTTGTTAAGCTTTTGCCGTATGCCTATAACAGACGAAAAAAGCCCCTCGCCTATCTCATTGAAATAGCCGAGAAAAGTCCACCAATGAAGATATTTTACCGTCCTCGTTTCAAAGCCTGCCGCCTTGTTCACCGCAGGAAAAATAATACTCTCGTCCTGCTCCCAGTCGATAGTTTTTGCAGGCTGAACACTCTCCTGCGGAACATCTCCACCGCCTACAAACCAATAAGCCTTGTTGACAGCCTCCTGCAAATGCTCTCGTGGGATATCCTCAGCGTAAAGGCATTTAAGACACACATAGCACTTTTCACGCTCGTCAAGTTCGGGGTCTGCAAAGGCTGAATATATCCGCAGTATGACCCGAAAATCCGAGTGTATGGCATACTCTCTGCCGTCTATTTCAAGGGCTGTTGGCAAACTGCCTATCATTTCAGTAGCTCCCTGAGCAGAGCCTTTTTGTCCTCGTCAGAAAGCTCCGCCACATTGACCGCAGGCTGAGCAATATGTTGATGAGCGATAACAGGTGCGGTGTACTTCTCCACCTTTTCTTCGAGCTTTATCTGAGCCGCAGTCTGTGCTGACTTTATCTCCTGCACCACCACAACAAGAAGCGCTTCAAGGAAGTTCACAAGCACAGGCTTGCCGTTTGAAGCCACAGAGAACACGTTCACGCTTCCAAGCGCCGCCGTACACACATCGCTTCCAAATATGTCATTGACCATTTCTCTTGCACGCTGGTCATACTCTTTGAGAAGCTGAGTTCTGTCCTCGTTCTTCTCACGTTCTGACACTTCTTCTGCGATATTGTCAGCATTGCTCATAGCGTCCTGTATCCTTGTGATGATACCAACGTCTGACACGTTTATCCTTATAACTCTGTTCTCGTCACCGTTTATAGCGTACTCTTTGTAATTGCCGCTGTTAAAATTTATTGACTGCATTGACATTTCTATCATCCTTTCTGTATTATGGCAAACAAAAAGCACTCCGCTCTGAACGAAGTGCTTTCATATGTTTGTCATATAGTTTATTCTTCCGTAGTCTTTGCAAACGTTGGCACGCCTGCCGCAAAGGTGACAGAGCCTTTCACTCTGTTTCCTGCAAAGGTGCAGTTGAACGGGATATTTACGCCCCCCTGTGGTCCGCCATATGACTGCGGCTTGACTATGACATCTTCCGTCCATGCGTCATACGCGCCTGTGGTCTTGTCAACGATGACTTCAAGCACGCTTGTCTTGCAGGCGTCGCCGGTAAGACGATTCATCATGATATCCTTGAGCTTTTCGTAAAGTGCGTCACCGGGCTTTGCATAGAATGTGTCAAGGTCGAACTCAGGCTCATAGCCGTTGTCCTCAACTGTGGTTTCATCAAGGATATTCTTCTTTGTGGAAGTGTCAGGGTTGAGTGCCACACTTGCGTCCTCAACGTCCTTGCCGAGAAGATACCAGCTTGGTGATGAGGCGACCGCTGCGAATGTAGTGTCAAGATAATGCAGAAGATGGCTTCTGTTGAGCTTTCCGCTCTTGTATGAATAATCAGGCATATGTTTTCCTCCTTTTATATCTGATACTGTGCCGCTATCTGCAATTGATACTGCACAGTATCGTTTGTGTTTTCATTTGGTATTGCATATATCATTCCGTTTGCACAGGTGAGCTTTTCAAGAACGCCTGTCCTTTCCTCGTCCTCTGTTATGGTAGTGAACGTGGTATCTCGGTGCTTGTCTGCATAGCTTTCAAGCCACATCTGCAATTCAAGCAGCACACCGCTGTTTGACATTCGGTCAAAGTCATTCATAGATTGATACACCGCATAGAGAATGAAGTTATGCTGTCTTGTCTGACCGCCCAGAATATCAGAGCTTATAAGGCTGTCGCCTGTTGAGGACAAGCCATAATTGGTGGGCGTATCGTCGGTAAAGTCGATATGGATATCGTTGCAGACCTCCGATATTTTCGGAAACTGCTGCAAGATATCTTTCACAAGCTCGATTATATTCATTTCGCTTTGCCTCCCATTATCGCCGCCGCTCCTCTGAGTATTTGCTGTTTCTTGTCGACTTTCATTCGCTCAAACCAAAGCTTGCCGGCAAGTGGCTCTTTAAAAGTGCTGTAAACAAGGTCTTTGTCCGTCAGCACTTTCTTTTCTCCATGTCGGGCGTATGCCGAGCCTGTAACAGATGATACCATAAGCTTGCCGTAATACTGATAGCGTGCGTAAGGTGCAAGATACTGTATCTTGCCGCTGCCTATTTTTGTGCCTCTCGTGGCAGACTTTCTCAGGTTTGTGCTGAGGGTAGGTGTATACTTCACCATATGCCTTATGCACTCGGCGTCAATGAACTTTTGAGCCTTATCAAAGCGTTCTGAATACTTGCCTGCAAAGGATTTATCCCAAGTGATAGCCCTGCTGTCCATAGGCTGACCTATTTTCATTTCACGCTCACCTCCATATGTGGCAGACCGCCGAACATATAATCATCAATGCTCATTACCGTAACAAAGTCATACTTCGCACGGAACATTTTCATGCTATCAGATATGCTCTGCGGCGTTTGATTATCGAACTCAAACTCGCACTTTCCTTTCACAAGCATATCCTTTGCAGGGGTTTTCGGTACATTATCATCATAGAAATACACCCTTGTGCTGTCTGAGGTCTGCATACCGCTTTTCACGATACTTCCCGACCTGTTCTCACACCAGTAAACTTTCTCTGCATACTTTCGCACAAATCCACCTGTCTGTTTATCAAAAAGATACACCGTGCAATCGCTGTTCGCAAGCATTTATCTCACCCCTCTGTAAAGCAGCCCTGTTCCGCTGAGCCATTTGTACACGATATCGTGAACGGCTCTGTCAGCATTCTGTCTGCGGATATCTGAGCTTTCATATGACTTTGACCAGCCCCCTACGCTTTCGGAAGATACCCCCTGAGTGCCACACTCCTGCTCTGCCTTGAAAATATTCTCGGCAAGTTCGCAGCAGCACATTTTCACTTCTTCGGGGATATCGTTCTCGTCAACGTTGTCAAGGGTATATTGCTTCATAAGACTTGTGGCTTGCATTGCATAGAAGTTAAAAGCGGCAGATATGTCAGGCTCTCTGCCGCAAAGATAAACGCCTATATAATAGCTCTCGCTTGCATATGCTTTCATACTGCCGCACCTCTTTACTTCTTGAATCTTGCAAGCACTACCTTTGACTGGTCTGAAATAGCCACAGTGTAATGCTTGTCAGCAGATATATCTGTGCAGCGCTTTGTACTCTTTCTTTCGGTCTCAACGTTTGTATCACGCTTGAGGTAGATAGTCAGAGCTGATGTTTCGTCATCTGTTTCAGTATCAGCGTTGAGCTTGATGATAGGACATATGTAGAAAGTGCCAGCCTTAACAGCGGCGTTCTTTACAACATAGTCACCCACCTTTGGAGTGTAGCCATCTGCACAAGGCGTTACTGAGCCGAGCTTTATCTGTGATGCAGTCGGTGAAGCTGTGCTGTCCGCAACGACTTCCTTTGCACCCTCTGCATCGCTGTCAACTCTCACATACTGTTCCGGGATAGCCTCGTTAAGTGAAACTTTCTTTGACGGAACGATACGGCAGTTCGCTATTTTGCCTATCTCGCCTGTCATTACCACATTGCCGTCATACTTATCGGCAGAAATAAAGTTCGGGTCCTTTCTGAGCTGTGAGTTCTGATGAGGATTAATAAACATAGCCTTTTCGGTGTTCAGCTCCTCATTGAACTTGTCAACAGCGTCAACAATGCCGCTGTAAGAGATAGCAGAAGCCGAGCCGTCATAGATGAGCTGAGCTTTCATAAGTGCGTCCATGCTGTCTGCGTCCACCTTAGAAGCGATAGACATTGCAAGCTGTGAAGTCGCCTGACCCGCAGGATTGCCATAGCCGCTGAGAAGTGCTTCATCAGTTATCTCCACCGCTTTCATGGCTTTCTTTACCTTAGCCTGAGTGGAATCTGTTTCAAGCTTGACGGTTTCGGCTTCAACGCCCTCTGCAACATCAACTGCGTCGCCGATATACTTGTACTGCGGCACTGTGATAGTATCGCCAGGCACGCCAACGAGTGTTCTGTCTATCTTCGCAAAGGGAGATACAGTTATCTTAGACTCTATCTTTGCGTCGATCATATCACTCATTACCTCAGGATCGATAAGGTCGGTGATCTTTGTCTGCTCTGCGAAATACTGCATAGAAATTCTAATGCCATTTGTCATTTTCATAATATCCTATCCTTTCAACTGTTCGTATTTTTCGGGGTCTGTTCGTTTAAGTTCCAGCCTCTGCATATACCCCATTTTTGCAAAGGTTTCCTTGCTCACTTCACCTGCGGCAGGCGTCCCTGTGGGAGCAACCGGGTTCTTGATAGGCTCGGAGCTTTCAAAAAGATAATCGTTATCTTTCTTCACGTTCTCGATAGCCGTCTTGATATCCTCAGCCTGATTTTTGGAAGCTTTGAGAGTTTCCACATCAAGCAAAGCTTTAAGAGCCTTGACGTTTCTTGCCTTGCTTGCCGAGATAGCGTTATCAAGGGTAGCGTCAAACTCCATATCAGATATCTTCGCCTGATACTCGGTATCTTTCTTAGCAAGGTCAGCGGTGAGCTGTGCGACTTTGCCGTTAAGCTCCTTGACGTCCACGCCCTCAAATTCTTTGAGAGAGTTCTGTGCGGTATCAAGGCTGTCCTTATAATTATCACGCTCCACCTCAAGACGGCTTTTCACCTTTTCAAACTCAGCCACAGTCTTATAATTCTCTGCCACCTGTTTTGTGATGTCCTGTTTCTTGTCCTCAGGGATAACGATACCCAGAGCGGCAAGGATCTCAAAAATGTTTTTCATATGTTTGTCCTTTCTACATAGCTTATATACCGCTCTGTCTGCGGTGTGAAAGTCTGACAGTTTAACGTCATACCAAGGACGAAATGGTATGAAAAAAGCACCCGTTAAGGTGCTTAGTTCCGATGTTTGGGTATAAAAATACCGCCCGACCTTAGCCAAGCGGTAAAAAAATATCATTTGAAATACTCTGTAAGTTCAACTTCTGAATCAATATACACAGCGTCAATATAATAACTGTTGTGTACGATTATCTTCTTTCCGTTTAATTCATATATCTGCGTTTGTGAGCCGTCAACATCTGTCAGCATATCGGACCGTTCAATGCCTGGAATATGCTTTTCCAATGCCGCACATTGCTTTTCAAAAATTTCTTTGTCCGCAGCCGTGCAAATATTGTATTCATATTTCTTCATTGTGATCCTCCAATCCATACCTTTTATCTACTGATCTTCGTGTTTTTACAGCGGTCTTCAAAGTGTCTGCTATAGCTTCTTCTCTGCTCATGTTTTTTCGTACCATTTTATTTGATACCAAGTCTTCAAAAGAAATGATAGGTTCGGTCTGGTCAAGGGTTTTACGAGCTTTTTGATCTTCCATTAACTCTCTTGCCTGAAAGCGATATTTGTTACGCAGTTCACAAGCTTGTCTTGCCTGTTCTTCAATAGACTTGCTTTTGTCGATAAGCTGAGGAATATTTTTATTATGGTGTCTGTACCACTTTCGCACGTCTATATCAGACATCTTACCTTTCATATCAATTATATCACTATAATCTTTTTGCGTCAAGTCTATCTTGGTTTTTCCCACCCCGATATTCCCCAGTCCGTCGGCGTTTACACGCTCTCTCTGCTGAGGCAGGCCCATTGCTTTTGAAAACCTTGTATACTCCTGGGAAGTGCCACGATATCGGCAGCGTGCGTTGATGATATCTTCCTCATCAGCACCTGCCTCTTCAAGAAGATGTATCTTCTGTCGCTGTGCTCTCATTGCAGTTTCAAGCTTTCTTTGCCGCTGTAAAGCTTCATACTTTGTGTACTCTTTATCGCCGTACTTAACAGGCTTGTTCTCCTCTGCATTCATCTGTGCAAGCTCCTCATCTGTATAGGAACGCTCAGATATGCCGGGGATAAAGGGGTAATAATCGTGATAGCAATTCGCTCCGCACAGACCTGTCACAGTACCAAGACCGCAGATAGTTTCAAGCTCTTTTTTGCTGTAGACTTTGCCCTGCCATTCTTGATGAGAGGGTCTTGCTCCGCTGTGCCAAGTGACTTCAAAATAGTCTGTGCCAAGCTCTTTGGCGTTGTCCTCATTCATTTTTGCGGTTAGCTGTGAAAGCCCTGTCATCACCGAACGCCTTGCGGCTACGTCTGCCCTGTTGCTCCAGCCTGTGGCATAGTCCACAGTGCGAAGACCTGAGTTTGTCATATCCGAAATGACTTTCTTTATGACAGTATTGTAATCGAACGCTCCGCTTGCTATGCCCATTATGGCGTTATCAAGGCTCTGCTGATAAAAGTCAGCCGCCTGCGTGAATTTAAGTTTGCCGTCAGGCTGTTTTACTGCAAATCCAAGTGACTGAGATATGTTTTTAAGCTCCCCCGAAGTCTGCTCCGATACAGCCGACAGCAGCCTTTGCAGGCCCTCATTTTCTTCAAGGGGTATCCGTGCCTTGCCTTTGGTCCTGTATATGCTATCGTCCCATTCATAGCCTTTTTGCAGGATATCATTGTACAGCTCTTTTATCTCGTCTTTGGAGAGGTCAAGGTTATCGGCTATGGCTTTCTTTATCTCACGCTTGCTCATTCCAAGCTCGTGAAGCCTGTATATCTGCCAATCTGCCGAACGTGTTATCTCGCCGTTTATCTTTATCCTGCGGACGATATCCTCCATTATCTGCATTTCAAGGTCACGCAGGGGCTTGTCAAACACCATTGAAACTCGCTCTATCTCGCTTGCTTTGAGCATTATTCTATCACCTCTGCGGTGCTGTCGGAGGTCATTTTCTTAGCCGTTTCCTCGTCCTCACCATACCATTTCATTCGGTATTCCCACAGTGGCATAATGCCCATAGAAACGTCCTGACGGTCGCTTGCACGCTTTGTTTCATCATCAGCAAGGATACTGTCCTCAAAGTTCACAGACAGCTCATAACCGCTTTGAGTAAGCCCATTATAGAACGCCAGCGAATAGCAGAGGTCTTCAAGGCAGACACGAAGGTTATTCTGTATCGCCGTGACAGTATCGAACTTTCTCTGCTTTGATGACTTTATCTCCGTTGCCGTCTTGTCAACTGTCTGAGGGTTTGAGATATCCCCATAGGACAGCCCCACAGCAAATTCTATCTCACGCTTGTATTCTTCAAGTCCTGCGATAAAATCAGCCTGTCTTAACTGCGGTGAGAACTCGTGATAAAAGTCACCGCTCGTGCCAGCCGACACATTTACCCCTCTGAAAAGCCGTTCATTGAGCTTTGGCATTTCTGCACGCTTCTTACCTGTGAACGGGTCTGTCACAGGTCTTAACACAGCCTCGTCAACGTCTATTGCACGCTCCCCTGATTCAAACTCCCAATCGAGCCTGCCGAATTGGATATCAGCTTTTCTTATGACTTCTTCCGCCCCTGCGAACACTGATACGCCTGAATGTGAACCGTCAACTGTATTGTCGATAGGGTTGACATAATAGCCGAAAGAGGGTCGCAGCATAAGGGGATAGGCTATCTTAGGGATAATCTCCGCCCACTCTGAAACAGCCGTGAGAGGTATCTCAGCACCAAGAGATACGCCGTCATTGGAACGAAAAGCCCTGTTTGTGATAGTCAGCCCTTTTTCATAGTCCAGAGCGTGATATTCAAGCCTTATACGGTAATCATTATCGCCCATGCGTTTTATCTCAGGAAAAATGACCTTTATAAGTCTGCCGTTCACGTCATACTCCACAGGAATGAACTGCGACTGCGGAACATACTGCACCTTATCAGCACCCAGCGGCTTTATTATCATTGCTCCTGTTGCAAGACCTCTTTGCAGATTTTTGTTGAGGTTTTCAAGGGCGTTTTTCATTATGGCATCAAGCTTATCGTTGGAAACTTTCAGGGTCATTTCATTGATAGCCGTGTTTGCAAACTCCCTCACAACAGCATGTTCAAGCCGCAGAGAGTGAACGCCCTTGGGTGCTGCATTACCTGCATACATTCTGTCCCACTTGTCAATAGCTCTTATCATGCTGTCCGTCACGGCGATATCAATACCGTAAACGCCCTTTATATCTGACTTTGAAAGCATTCTGCTTATCCACTCCCTTATTTTTGAAATAATGCCCATAGCTTACTGACCCCGCCTTTTCCATACTCTTTCCATTGCATACCGAACGGCGTCGATAACGTGGTCATTGCCGTCGGGATAGCCGCTTATAACGTTGCCCTCTTTATCTCTGTCATACTCGCAGTTGATGAACTCCTCGCAAGCCACAGGACAACGCTTGTTATCTATAACGATACTTCGCAGAGATTGCAGCCACTTATATGAATACTCCCTGCTGTTAGGACCTTTCTCTGCACCTCTCGCAAGCAAGCCGTATGCTCTGTAATCCTCAACAGACTTATTCTCTGCACTGTCGCAGGTGATAAGATCGTTTGCCGTGATACCAAGCTCCAGCAAATGCTTTGCGGTATCAATGTTCTTTGTTTTGTTGCAGGTGTATTCCTGCCATATGAACAGTGTGTGCTGAGCAGGGGCATAATGCACTCTGACAAAAGCGTAAAGGTCGGGATACCAGCCCCAGTCAACGCCGTTATAGATGTTATCGAACTGCGCTATCTCGCTGTCGGTTATCTCTCTTATGAGGACGTTATCAAAAACATTGCCACCCGTACCGTTTGCAACGCCCATATACTCGTTCTCATAGGCAGTGGGATTGGTTTCTTTGAGAAATTCGGCATCATCAAGAAATGGCTTGCCAAGCCACTTTTTCGGCACAGTTAGATAAGTGCTTTCGGTAACGAGTCTGTCCGTTCTCGGCACTTTGATGTACTTATTCGCCCAGTTCTGAGCCGACTTCGGAGGGTTGAAAGACTTGAACTTATATGCTCTCTCGCCGCCTCTTATAACAGACTGTTCTATCGTTCGCACAGCTTCTTCACCGCCGAACTGGTCAAGCTCCTCAAACCACACGATGCCGATATAGCCAAAAGGCGGCTTGATAGACTTTATCTTGTGCGGGTCATCAGCACCACGAAAGTATATTTTCTGCCCTGTTGAAATGCGTGTGATTTCAAGGGGCGACTTTGTGCAGGCAAACTCATCATCAAGACCAAGTGCAGATATTGCCCAGAGTATCTGAGAATAAACGCTGTCTTTAAGAGTATTCGCCACAGCACGCAGAACACAGACGTGCATATTCTCGTTCTTCATGAGCAGGTCGATAACGTTCAGACCGCAGAATGAAGATTTAGTCGAACCACGTCCGCCAGGGAAAACATACTCGGAATGTTCCTGCTCTGCAATATCGAACAAGACAGGCGAGAACGTAGGAGCGACAAGGCTCGCAGGGATACCGCTGTACACCTTATCGGGCATAGAAACAGGCTCAAGCTTTTGTTTTTCAAGCCTGAGCCTTGCGTTATCATATTTTATCTTATGTTTGAGCATATCGTCATCACGGATAATGTCACGCAGCTCTTTCACCGCCGCAACGTCCCCTTGTTTAGCCCTTGCCATAAGAGCCGCATTCACAAGAAGCATATTATTTATGAAGTCAGGGTCAAGGCTGTTAAGGTCAATGCCCTGCTCAACGAGAAACTCATAGTCCGCTCTGGTATTGGCAGGCTGTTCAAGCAAGAAGTCCATTACCTGCTTCATAGTCTTTTTACGCCTGCGGACTTCGCCTGATTTTTTACCGCCTTTTGCACCGTTTTTTCGAGCTTCACTCGAGCTTGGAACTATTAAATTCTGTTCATTCGGCATTCACCTCACCTCGATTTTTTTGTTGTTTTGGGATATAAAAAGAACTGCCACATTGTTGTAGCAGTTCTAAAAATAATATTATTTGATTCCAATAATGTATTTAATCTGTTCAGCAGACAGATTTCTAACATAATTTTCACGTTCTTCATACTTAACATATTCATAATAACGTTTTAGCATTTGCTCATATTCATAAAGCATTAACTGCTGACTTTTTAACTCACAATTTTTAAATGCAGGATAATTTTTTGTACATTTTATAAGCCACTCTGCACATAAATAATAGCCATTTTCACCATCATCTTGCGAATTAAAGCCTCTAAACATACATTGTTCAAGTATAATATCAAGCTTCCCCTTATGCTCATTTTTAAAGCTATACTCAAGCTCTTCAAATGATGCATAAAGACTACAATACATATAAAGAATATCTACCACTTTTTCTAACACAGATGTTGGTATTGGATCCATTAATTTAGGTTTAGGCTCCGTTAATTTATCCGCCAATTTATATGAAGGATCGTATACATACTCAATACCATATTCTAAAGCTTTCTGACAGCCTTCATATCTTTCTGCCCTATCCGTATCAAGATTTTTAAGTATCTCGTATTGATTCCAAAGTATCAATTTTTCTTTATTACTTAGTTTTTGTCCCATTTTAGAACCTCCTTATATTGTAATAGTGATAAATATATTTTTTTTGCAAGTGCACAAGCATTAATTCTTTTATTTATCTACTACATATTATAGCAGATTCTCAGGAAGCAGTCAATTGATTAATTAGCTAAAGTTATTGCTTGATTTAATAAAATATTCATACATATTTTTTAACAAAATAATAATGATAAACTGCCTACAAACTATAAAAATATTGTACTTGCACTTTTTAGGCAACGCAAGAGACACCCCGTTCGGAGTGCCTCTTGTGAAAATACTTTAAGGAGTTAAGTAAATGTTGGAGCAGACTTCGAGCTGGCTCGCTCTCGACCTGCATATGGAGCTTTCGCCCCGTCGGACTTTTTTATGGAGGTCCGCAAATGTTTGCTTGCCTTATTGGCTATTGTAATGATATCATACTATGTGCGTTCCTGCAAGTGGTATTGAGTGGTCTTGTGTGGTATATTTAATTTCTCGCACCCATTGTGAAACATTCTCAGCACAGTCTTGTAATCTCTGAAAATATAGTTGTGAGCTATCTTCTTCACCGATATACCATTGATGAAATACAGCTTGATTATCCTTGCCGTATCTATGGTTTCAGCTTCCTCATTGCAGAACATTTCGTCTATTTCAGACTGTATCTCCTGCGTGAGCCTTGCACGCTCTTCGCTCAGCTCCTTTTGTTTCTCACCCTTGCAGGCATAACTCAGCATTGAACTTTCAGCCGTGTTGCCGGGCGTTCCTGCCGAACTGTCATTCTTGTCATAGCATACGGCTTTCCCATTCAGTATCCTTGCCCTGTTTTCTTCAAGATTGGCTATGAGCTTTGGTATCAGCTGATAGCGTGATATCTTTTCTTGTATTGTCAACCTTTATCCCTCCTCGATCATTCTTCCGCAAACAGGACAGAACTCAAAACGGACTTCCTTGCCGTCTGCACCAAGCTTTTCGCTCCACTCTGTCACTCCATTGCAGTATTCACAGCCTGCATATTCAGGTAAGTTTACGCCGTTGTGTTTCGCAAGCCCCTCGTCGCAGAGTATCAGTTCAAGTGCCTGCAATGCGTATTTGAGCTTTTCTTCCCTGTCCTGCGTTTTGTTTATCTTCCAGACCGTTGTCTGCCCTCTGCGGATATTCTCCTGCATTATGCAGGCTTGCCTGAAAAACCTGCCGTTTCGCTCCTTGCTGTGAAGATATTCCCGCTTGTATTCCGCCTGCTTGTCCTCGCATATCTCTTTTGACCAGCCCTCATGCCTGTTCTTGTAGCCAAGTCTTGATAACTGTGAGAAATACTTATATTCCTCAGCAGGATACTCGTCATAGATGAGCCTGCCGTCTATCGCCATATCTTCATATCGTGCAAATTCTTCTTGTGACATTCTTTTGAAATCTATCTTTATAGTTGATACCCCCTTTTGTGGAGGGTTGTGGAGGGTTTTCGCTGTTTTTCAAGAACTCTTTCTTTATATATATTCTTTTTATTTTCTTATACGAAAGGTTAAGAAACCCCCTCAACCTATCCACAACCCTCCACACTTACAGATACTTACACTTGCTCGTCAAGGGTTATACCTGAATAATAATTGCACCCTCTGCCTTTTACTTTTTCAAAGCGTTTTGCAAGCTCCATACCGAACTTTGTTGAGCTCATACGATATTCATTGTTCTGCTCAGCCCAGTTAAGATATGCCGCAAAGAGCTGACTTGACTTAACGCTCAGGCCCTTGCCCACAGTACACTTATCCTCAACAAATGCAGAGATAACGTCCATTTCACGGCGGTACTCCCTCACTTCTTCAAGGACGGCACGAGGCATTTTAAGCCCCTCTTTCTGCCACAGCAGACAGCCCTCAACCGCCCAGCGGAATATGCCCGTAAGCTCCGCCGACAGCTTGTATTTCAGCCTGCGGTCTATCTTTTCTTCGGGGATCTGCACAGTGAACGGTATCATATGTATCCTGCGCCATATGCCCGTATCTGTTCCTCTGATGACAGGCTTATGGTTTGTCGCCATCCAAAGCTTGAACTCAGGCTTGAACTCGAACTCGTCGCCGTAAAGTTTTCTTGCCGTAACAGTATCGTCGCCTGTAAGCTGTTTGAGCAGGCCCTCGTTGATACGAACGCCCTCGTTAGGCTCAACACTTGTCACGAGCCTTGCACCTTTGAGCCTTGCAATATCGCTGTTTATGGCGGTGCTCTGATTTGAACGCACCATAATAGTTTCAGGCTGGATATTTGCCGCATAGTCCCCGAAAATATCCCTTATGATATCAATGAAAGTTGACTTGCCGTTTCGTCCTGTTCCGTATAGAAAGAACGCACATTGCTCGGTGGTCGAGCCTGTCAGGGAATATCCCACAGCTTTCTGAACGTATCTGATAAGGTCTTTATCCCCTCTGAAAATGTCGTCAAGAAAGGCAAGCCAGCGAGGACAATCGGCATTCTCTGAATACTCAACGGCTGTCATTTTCGTCAGATATGTCATAGGATCGTGAGGAGATATGCCGCCGCTTCGCAGGTCGATAACTCCGCCCGGGGTATTAAGAACAGTTTTAAATCTGTCCATCTGAGCAGGCAGAACAGGAACATGGTGCATGACCTCGCTTAGCATTGCGTTCTTTGATTTGTTAGAACGGCAGGACTTCATATGCTTTTCAAAGGCTTTCGCCATATCCGTTCCCTCGTCTGCGTCAAGCTGAGCGTACACCTTTGCCTCTGCCGCCATACAAGCCACAGCTTTGTCAGCAAGACGTTTAACTGTGCCTGTCATATCGGTACACCACTTTCTGCCGTCATACCAAAGCCAGCGTTTATCGGTGTAGCAGTATCTTACCTGCTCGCCAAAAAGGTCAACAAAGCGTTCTGCGTTGCCCGTATCGTCAAATGAATAAAGTCTTGGCTTGGCTTCTTCCTGCTCCACAGCGCCCACAGAAACAGGCTCAGAGGGCGACTTGAAGTTAAGAGAAAATCCCCCTGCGAACTTTGGCGAATAGGTCTTGTCGCAATCTGCAATGGCTTTCTGTATCGTGAGTGCGCCATAGGTCGAACCGCTTTGCGCCCTGTCCCACTTTTCACGCATAAGACCTGAGGAGCGGAATATCATATCCATTTTTTCTGCGTCACAGCCTGTCCAGAACGCAAGCATTGAGCAAAACGCCATATCAGCCTCACTCTGCGAGGTATATCCTGCGGTTCTTCCACTGTAGAGGGAAACAAACTTTCCGCCGTTCTTTGCACCTGCCGCAGCTTTGATTATCTGGTCTGCGGTGTCAAGTCTGACAGCAGGAACAGCCTTTGCCACAGGCTCGTGACCGCCTCCTATATACTTTTCGTGCAATGGCTTTATACTGTCGGAACACTCTGCGATACTCTCATATTCTGAGCAGGAGTTGCCTGTCATAACGAAAAATCTGCCGTCCTCATACATCTCAACTGAGCCTTTACGTCTGCCACGCTTCGGGAGCTTTCCTCTGCATATGATATGTATGCCATTGCCTGATTGAGATATCTCAGTATAGCTTTGCAGGGTGGAGATAAATTCAGATATGATGTTGCCGTTCTCTCCCCTTTGGTATGCCTCAAGCTCCTCCTCTTTGCCGTCAATGTCAACACCGAAATAGGGACAGCCACCGAACATAAATCCTATGCCCGAATGTTTTTCTGAGGCTCTCACAGCCGTATCGAAATCGCACCAAGTAGAGGGGTTATTTGACATAGCCCCTCCGCCTGTAAGTGCGTTTATCGGCACTTTCTTTATCTTCCCTCTCTTTTCATCAGGCACAGCGTCCCAGCATATCCAGTTTGGCAGGGCTTTAAGCTCCTGCGGTATTTGTTCGTACATATATCCAACTCCTAACATAAATTTTGAAAAGTCAAAGCCTTTCACTTATCCCCGAAAAACGTCCAAAAAGTTGCATTAAAAATGCAACAATTGCAGAAATGTTGCCAAATTAAAATATAAATCATTTGTTTGCACAAAATATCATCTGCGTTTTTATGCAAAAGCACTATGACTTTTCGCTTTTCTCAGAAATCAGAACGGCACGCCGTCATCTGTAAGCACGTCCTCAAAATCTTCAAGCGAGCCTATGGCACTGTCAGCCTGCGTATTTGTCTTAGGCGTTGCAAAGCCCGTCTGCTTAGTCGCAAAGCTGTCCGCCGTTGGTGCAGATGTCTTAAACTTGTGGCGGCACTGAGGGTGCTTTGTGGGGTTCATCCAAGTTATACGTTCCTGCTCTTTGCCGTTGTAAGCCTCATGCTCAAGGGTAGCCAGCACGCATCTGCCCAGAAGATCATTGCAGTATGCTTTAAGGCTTTCATACTCCTTGCCGTCAGGAAGAGCCGCCGCCTTTCCCATTGCCATAAGCTGAGCAAAGTTGTAGCCCTCCACCTGCATATCGTTCTCGTTAGGCTCTTTCTTTCGCCATATGGTGTAAAAAAGCAGTGCGTTGCCGTATTCCTGCGAGGGTATATCATTTCTTACAACAAGCGTAAAGTTCAGCCCCTTTGCACCGCTTTTGGTCGTCCTTTCTTCTATCTTGACTATAACGCACTCGTAATCTCCCTCAGGCTTGAGCCTGTTTGCTGAAAATGCCTCTGATTGATTTGACTTAAATCCCATTTTTTATTCCTCCGTTAGTAAATTTACTGCGTCCTCTGCCGAGCGGCATATGCCTGCCAATGCTCCGCACTCACGCATTTTTGTTATGAAATTCTTCTGCTCAGGACGAACTCGCCCCGACTTTGTTTTGACTTCGATAAAGACAGCTCTGCCGTCCTTATGTCTTACGCCGAACAGGTCTGAAAAACCTTTCGGCACACCTGTATCAAAATATCTTCCGTCAACAGTTCTGCCCCTGCCTACGTTTATGCGAAATATCACGCAGTAGGGCGATACCGCACAGCGTATCTCGTTTTGTATCCTGTGTTCTTCCGTCAACCTATAAGCCCCCTTTGCCTTGCCTGATAATACGCCCAGCCTGATTTGTAACCGTGATTTTTCGCATACTGCAAAAGTTCGGGATAGGTATGGCAATCGGCAGGACTTGAAAAGTCAAGCTTAAATCCCTCCACCTTTATAAGACCCACGCTGCTGTCAGTTTCAAGCTTTCTCTCGGCTGAGGGGAACTCATATCCGCAGTGAGGACAGCATACTTTCACCCCCGCAGGAGGAGCGGAGAAAGTATAGAAACATTCGGGGCATTGTTTCACCTTGTCGCTCTGCTCCTGCTTTTTATGCTGAGCTTTCGGCTTTTTCTCCAAGCTCCACTGCCTGTCGTCGTCAGGCATACCAAACCTTGCATAGTTGCCAACGTGGTCGATTATGACGGCTCTTTTGTTAGGTCTGTACCGCATACATCTCATAGCCTGCTGAATGTAAAGAGTAAGGCTCTTGGTCGGTCGCAGGAGTATGGCACACTCGCAGTCGGGAACGTCAAAGCCCTCGGAGATAAGGTCAACGTTGCACAGCACGGTTATATCTCCCCTGCGGAAAGCTGAGATAATGCTGTCACGCTCGCTCTTAGGAGTAGAGCCGTCAATGTGTGCCGCCTTTATGCCGTTGTCATTAAACACCTCTGCCGTCCGCTGAGAATGTCTGACGGAAGCACAGTAGCAGACCGCCTTTTTGCCATTTGCTAACTGTTTGTAATACTTTATGACGTCACCGAATACAGTATTTTTTACCATAGCTTTCTCTATCTCAGCCGCCATATATTCTCCGTGAGAAACGTGAAGCCCTGTAAGGTCGGCAACGTCAGGAGCATAGTAGTCATAAGGTGCAAGACAGTTGTTATCAATAAGCCATTTTGCGGATACCCCTATGATAAGCTTGTCGTTCACGTCACCAAGCCCGTCACCATTAAGGCGAACAGGAGTCGCAGTAACGCCCACTCTCGGCACGTCCGAAAAGTATTCGTATATGCGCTTGTAGGACTGAGCCAGGCTGTGATGATTTTCGTCAGTTATGATAAGTGCAGGTCTGGCAAGCTTTTTAAGCCGTCTTGTAATAGTCTGCACCATACCCACCTCGCAGAGCTTCATATCAACGCCCCAGCGGATAAAGGTCTTTTTTATCTGCTCCACAAGCTCACGTCTGTGGACGAGAAAAAGCACTCTCTTGCCGTTAAAGGTCGTCCGCCTGGCCATTTCAGCCACAATGCAGGACTTTCCTCCGCCGCAGGGCAGGACTATGCAGGGTGCTTTATACCCTGCACGCCAAGCCTGCCTTACCTGCTCCACCAGCTCATTCTGATACGCTCTCAGCTTCATTGGACTTCGCCGCCTTTACCCTTTTCAGAACGCATTTCATGCAAAGCTGTTTGCCGTAATTCTTCATCGAGCCGTCTATTATCTGCTGAACTGTACGCTTGCCGTCTGACATTATCGTCTTTCCGCACTCAGAACAGATATGTTCGTCCGCAAGGTGATAGTATGTTCTCAGCGCTTCATCAACAAGTTTCAGATCGTTGCTTATGTACATACTGTCGAACAGCCCAATAGGACTTTTGCAGGTGTCAGTGCCGTCCGTCTGAGTGGCGAAAAGATACTTGCCGTCAACCACAACAGTTTTAAGCACAGTTGTGAACATACCCTCGACAGTTATCTTCTCATCAAGCAGCTTGCCGATAGTTTTAGCTTTCTGCCTGCCGTCCTCGCCTGTATCAAGGTGATTGAGAAAATACACGATAACATCCTCCGGAAGCATTTCAACGCTTCTCACAAGCTCCCAGAAATTCTTTGCTATGTCAGTGAACTTCTGATAGCCCGTTTCCTTTGCACGGCGCATAAACTCGTTCACCATAAGATACTGACTATCGTCAACGGCTATGGATTTTGCCGTCTGAGCTTTCATAAAGCGTTCTATCTCACCGTAATTGTCGGTATGTATCGTTGACTTAAACTGTGTGCGGAACGGAAGCTGTTTTCCGTTCACGTTCACAAGTGCAAGTTCGTCCTCTTTGAAATTTCTCAGGGAAGCAGATTTGCCGCTTCCCGAAAAGCCTAATACAAGTATCGCAAGTCCCATTCTCTTTTCCTCCTTATCTTATGGTCAGTCCCGGTCTGCGGACAACTGCCGCATATGGTATCTTCCTGCCTGCCTCGATAGCCACCTTGACAGCCGTCTTGCTTATGTCAGGATCTTTGTATTTCAGCAGGCTGTCATCATTGACCTTTGCCCACTCCACAAAGGCTTTAGGGTCTGTTATCTCTGTGCTTTCCCTGCCCTTTGTAATGCTTATCTTAGCCATAACGCCCTCTATTTTGTTAAGGCTGACCCTCTGCATACTGTTCATAAGATAAGCTTTAAGGCTCTCTGCCTGCTTGATCTTCTGCTCACGTCTTGCTTTGAGGGCTTTCTCCTCTGCTTCAAGCATTTTCGCCTCGCTGCTCAGCACCTTGACATAAGCCGCAACGTTCTCCGCCTTGTCCGTAAACTCAGCCTCGACGCATTCAAGTGTATCAAACCACACCTTTTCAGCCTCAGCCTTTTCCTCTGCCGTAAGCTCGGCATTTTCCGTCATATCCTCAAGGCTGTCAAAAAGCCTCTGAAAATCGTTTGTAAGCTCATAAAGTTTCATTTTTATACCTCCAGTTTTGAATTGATAATATCCGCAAGCTGTCTTGCTTTCTGTGTGAAAAGTCCGTAATTGTCGCTGTCATTATGCTCGTTCACAAAGTCCACAAGCCTTGTTACACTGTCAACAGCGGTTGAAAGATAAGCCTTGAATATGGCTTTATCGTCCTGCACGGGGGCGGTATCCACCTTCCCCGCAAGCTTTTTCTCATACTCCGCCTTAGTTCTGTCAAGCTCCTCACGAAGTTGTGAAAGCTTGTCCTGCTTGTCCTTTTCAGCCTGCTCAGCTTTCTGCAAAAGCTCTCTGCGGTCTTTCAGGCTGTCTTCTTCAAGCTTTGAATACTTCTCCGACCAGTCAAGGTCAACACGTCGCATAGCGTCTTTAAGGTTTGCCACCTCTTTGCTGTCCGTTTCCACAGCCACCTCGATAGGACGGCTCTCAAGCTCCTTTATCTCGGCTTCAAGCTCAGCAATTCTATCCTTGAATTTCTGTGACTTCGTTTCGTGTTCTTCCTCACGGTATCTCATTTCTTCGTGAAGTGCGTCATTTTGCTTTTTCACGCTGTCGATTTTCGCTTTAAGCTCCTTGACAGTTGTATTCTCTATATCTGTGGTTTCGGTAATGGTTTCTCTTTGCTCATCAGACAGGGTTGAAAGAAGTGTCAGCTTTTTTATTCCAATTTGTCCACTCGAGTGGACAAAATCTTCTGGAAGATTTTCAGCAACAGATATGTAATTATACACATTCGTTCTTTTAAACCCTGTTTCCTGCTCGCAATACTCTCCAAAATCTGAGTACCCAAGCTCCTTGTAAAGCCTGCTGTCTCTCATTTCCTTAAAGCCCATACACATATCGTAAAGGCTCTGCTGTGCAAGCTGAGCTGAGGTCTTTATCCTGCGGTCAAGCTCAGCCGCCTTGATATATTCTGCCGATAGTTCGTTCATGCTGTTTTACGCTCCTTTCGTTTCTCAGCGAACACCCTGTCAAGATACCGCTGATACTTCTGTTCAAAGTCCTTTATCTCCTGCGGTTTGTCCTCACCGCCGTTTTGTACCACGTTGTTTCTATATCCTCTGCACTGCACGATACCGCCATATTGGCTAACCTCCACAGTATAGTAAGGCTTGTCAGGCTCAGAAACTTTTCTCAGAAACATTATGCTGAGTTTCCCCATAGCATGGCGTTCTGCATATCCACCCACACAATGGGAAAGTATCCTGCCCTCATCCTCTATTTCCTGCAAGCTATGTGGCTGTCTGATAAGCAAGCCGTCTGCCGAAAATTCAAGGCAGACACGCTCTGCAAGCCTTTTCGTGAAGCTCCGCAAAACAAGCTCGTCATGCTCATAGTTGATGATCTGAGTGAGTCTGTTGTGCATTGTCCAGAAATCGTGTGGCAATGCTATCATTGTATCGTGAATGTTATACCCCAGTGTTTCGCACTGCTCCAGATAGTCGCTGTAATCAAGAGGTGTCATTTCCTGCTCGTGTATGTATCGTGCCACCCTTTGCGGTGTAAGACCTGTTATCCTCACAAGACGTTCAAGAGTGCCGTGTTCGTTCTTAAAGACCTTTGCTATATTCAGTAAATCTTCTGGTCTGAGTTTTGGATATTCCTCACGATAGTCAAGATACTGCTCCCACAGCTGTTCGCTGCCTTTGAGTGTCTTGAACTCCGTCTTGTTCAGTCCGAGCATTTTCAGCAGGTCATTACTTTTCCAGTTCACACGCTGAGAGAGCAGGAACTTTTCCTGATATCCCCACCAACCTGTGTATCTCACGCTTGTTACGTCATAGTCTTGCTTCATAAGATACTCAAGATTAGGGTGCTTGCAATATGCGTGAAGATAGCTCATCAGCATATTACCGTGATAATGCTGATACTGACTGTACCGCATATCCGATTTGTCTATGGCTTTGATGTTCAGTACCGAATAGGAATTATCATAGTTGTATCCCATACAGCACTTGCAAAAGACAGGCTCACGGAAGTCATTACGCACAGCCCAGTTAATGCCGTTATCACTGCCGTATCTCACAGATCCGTCACGGGCGAACACATACCGCTGTCTTTCCACAAGATCACCCGTTGAGTATCGGTGAAAGCAACGTGCGAAAAGTTCAGCACCCCTTGTGAGGAACACCACATAATTCTTAGCACCTCTGCCTTTCATCTTATCCATAAGCTCTTTATCCACCGCAGGAAAGCAGTAGATAAGAGCCTCTTTTCTTGTCTTTTTCATACTGCTACCTCAGAAGTCAAGCAAGCCGTCAAGGGATAGGCTGACAGGCGGTTTTGCTGTTTCTTCGCTGTCCGAGCCGTCGCCCAGGTCGATAGTCATATTGAAATGAACGTCCGCACCTTTGAAGTAAAAGCTTACAGCTCTGCGGTAGACCTCGATATCCGAAATACTTTCCCTTACACCCTTAACAGCGTTTTCCGCACACTCAGCGAAAGTCCTGTCCGTCTGCAGGACCGCCTGAGCGAACTCCTCGTTCTGCTCACAGAAAGTTTTGAGAGCCTCAAGAGTAGGTTTTGCAACCGCCTGCGCATACTTGCCAAGCTTAGCGGCAGAAAGCTCCTGCGACAGCTTGTCCTGAGCTTTCTTGGCGTTAATGTTCATTGCCGTCACCGCCTTTTCGCACACTACTCATCCACGCACTGGCACAGCAGATGCCCTTGTATGTCTCACCAAGGTCAAAAGCCTTCTTCTCATGTGGCTCCATTTCCTGACGCAGTGCCAAAAGGGTTGACATAGCACTTGCGAGCACTTGACATATATCCGATTTTGTGCTATCATCAATTTGAAGAGTGTTTTCTTTTTTCGTTGAGCTTGTACCTGTTGCCGCAGGTGCAGGCTCGTTTCTTATGTACTCTGTAAAATATGCACCACACACCAAATCTTTTCCATTAAGCGGACAACCTTTGCAACTAACAGTAAATTCTGTACAGTAGTTTACCGCCTTTTCAAACTCCTCTTTCGTTATCATCGGTATCCTCCTCTTTCTCAAAACGTTTCTCCCAGTGCCTATCCACCACGCTCAGCACAAGATACATCACTACATCTATCCCTGCAAGCACAGCTACTGTTATTAGCAGTATTCCTACAATGTTCATTACCACTTTCCTTTCATTTCAACTTCGACCTTGACCACGGGTCTGCCTGCTTCTCTCACCGCACGCTTTATGCTCTTCTCTGCTTCCTCGTAGGCAGTTTCTTTTACGCTTACATACCACCTGTACGCAACATACATTGCAAGCACCACCAAGAGCGCTACCGCTGCGGCACATCTGATTATCTCTAGTACGGCTATCATTTTCTCACGTCCTTTCCGTAAAGCGTGCGGAGTTTTTTAAGCCTTTTCTCGAAGTTGTCGATATCAATGCCCCACACCTCGTAGGCTATCTCGGTATTGACCGAGTGCGGCAGCCATGACGTCACGCCACGCTTTGCCATTTCTTCCTTAACAGCTTTCTTGATCTTGATAGTCTGCGTTTCACCTGTGCCGAACAGCTCCTTGATATCCGCATTGGTTATTTCGGGTTTTTCATAGTACAGCCGCACTGCCATTTCAATGTCAGGTGACCTCATTTTTATTCCTCCTCGTTTTATATTTTGTTGCTGTTGGGTAGTATTATTGTCCGTCATCGTCTGTCAGCTCAAAAAGCAGCTTGCCTGTCAAAGACCAATACTGCGTGACCTCTCGATATGGGTCATTTTCTTTTCCTGAGCCTTTAAGTGCTTTTGTGACAATGACCTGTCTTGTCATTGCACTGTCGCAGCCCCTCAATTCAATGTTGTTTGTCATTGGTTCACCTTCTTTTTCTGTCTTATTACTGTTGATTTTGTACTTACCGTTGCTGTACACGATCTCTACACCGAGTACATCTGCAATGTTTTCAGCAACACGCCTGCTATCAGTTGTGCCGCACATAAATGCTTTTATTGTACTTTCCTTTACACCTGATTTCTCAGCTATTTGAGCATACGTTAAGCACTTTGATTTCGCAATCATTTTGACTTTTGCTTAAAATCATCAAACATAATTTGTCACCCCTTTCTGTCCGTTTTAGTAAGATAACTATCTTTAGTACTTACATATTGACTTTTAACACTACATATGGTACAATACAAGCATACCACTATGAAATGAGGTGGTATGTAATGAATACTCGTCAGACGAGCAAGTCTGTTGCAAGCAAGGCTTCCAAAATACTTTCTAATCCAAAATCAACAAAGACTCAGAAAAGTGTTGCAGCCAGTGCTCTTACTCAGACAAAGACAGGCAAGAAAGGTAGATAAGCCTGTCTAAAAATTTTGGAGAGGGTGGAACATTTCGCAGATGTTTCACCCTTTATCTTTTAAACAGTTCCTCTATTGGAACATCTGGAAAAAACTTTTGCTGTATAGCTATTGCCTGCTCCAGTGAAAAGCTTGCGTTTCTCCTGCCGTGAAGTTTGACCGACAGCGTACACTTAGTTATGCCAAGCTCTTTTCGGATAGCTTTATGCTTTATTTCACGTTTGCTTATTTCTTCAAGCAAACGTGCGTATGGTTTGTCCACTTACCCTCACCCCCTCTTTAATCGCCTGTTGCATTATGCAACTCACTGAGTAAAAAAATATTTGCCGAACTCTCCAGCATCAATGTGGAGCAAGTGTGACAGTTTCTCAGCCTCGTCCAAGTCAAACGGACGAACATTGTTTATTTTCTGATTAGCTGTGGGTTGAGCTATGTTTAAACAATGTGCAACGTCAGCTTGGGTCAGTTCAAGCTCCTTCATTCTACCCTTGATCTTGTTCGTGTTTACCATATGCCAGCCTCCTTTCTTGTTGCATTATGCAACTTACTGCATTATCATAATAGCACATAACTTTTCACTTGTCAATAGCATTTTGCAACATTTTTTTATTTTTTTCAAAAAAGCTATTGCATTATGCAATTTAATGTGATATAATCATTATAACGAAAGCAGGTGAGCAAGATTTGAATACCGTAGAAATTGGAAATAGAATAAAAGCTGCAAGAGAAGAAAAAGGACTTACACAAGAAGAACTTGGTATCCGTCTTGGATTGAATAAATCAACTATCCAAAGATATGAGGCAGGAAAAATTCTCAGAATAAAATTACCTGTTCTTGAATCAATCGCTATTGAGTTGAATGTTAATCCTGAATATCTTGCATTAAAAACTGATGATCCTAGTCCTAAACATTCTTCTCATATTATTGACTCTAACGCAACCATACTCCCACAAGACAACGTACATATAATACCTATATATGAGAGCGTGTCGGCTGGGTTTGGTGCTTATGCTGACGATTATGTTGTAGGCTATATGCCGCTTTATATCGTCAGCGAGGAAGAAGCTAAGAATACAATGTGCATTGTCGTTTCGGGGGACAGTATGTATCCGAAGATAGAGAACGGCGACAAGATACAGGTGTTAAGGCAGGATTGGGCTGAGGACGGACAGGTAGTTGTTGCCCTTATCGACGGCGAAAACGGCGTTGTGAAGAAAATTAAGTATTCTGATGACAAGATAACCCTTGTATCATTCAACCCCGAGTATCAGCCAAGAGAGTTTGTCGGTGCAGAAAGAGACCGCATAAGAATACTCGGCATTGTAAAAACAGTTATAAAATCCTTATAATAAAAAAATCCCCGTCAGTACCGCAAATACTGACAGGGACAGCACACAGAATTTTCTCCTGCATGGTTACAAATACATTATATCACCAATTTAAGACATTGTAAATGATTTCAATAAATTGTTTACAAAAGTCGGTTTATAGGGAGGAAAAAAATATGACTTGTCCAAATTGTAAAGGCGAAAACGCACCAGGCGTAGCAGTATGTGAATATTGCGGTCACGAACTGCCGCAGCCGCAGAAAATTGATAACCACGTTGAGCATAACAGCAATATCGTTCAGCACATCACATACGTTACAAACGTCCAGCAGGTCGCACCGCAAGCTCCTGTTGAGCAGATAAGCCCTAAGAGCAAAAGCACAGCTGAAATACTTTGCCTGCTGACCTTTTTAGGCTTGGGCGGTTTGAACAGATTTTATGTAGGCAAAGCTGGCACAGGTTTGCTGTACTTCTTTACTTTCGGAGGTTTCTTTATTGGAGCAATAGTTGATATGATAAATTTGTTTCAGGGAAACTTCACTGACGCTCAGGGCAGAGTGTTAAAATAAAATCCCCTGCTAGTATTGTAAATACTGACAGGGAAAAAGGAAGTGTTCATTTGAATATTTTAGTAGATAAATTAACTGATAAGTCAAAAGAAGCCTTTATTATGGCAATAGAAGTATATAATAAACCTTCAATTAAATATAGAGTAGAAGGATTTAGCTTTTTTATATGCAATGCCTGGGAACTTATGTTAAAAGCTCATATGATTAATACGTTCGGAAATGAGAGCGTATACTACAAAGATAACCCAAACCGAACTATTACTTTGGAACTTTGCGTAAAGAAAATATTTACCAATGATAAAGACCCATTAAGAAGAAATCTTGAGAAAATTATTGAATTGAGAAATATGAGTACTCATTTCATAACCGAAGAATATGAAATGGTATACATTCCTCTTTTTCAGGCAACGGTTTTTAATTTTATTGAAAAAATGCAGGCTTTTCATAATATTGATATGACTGAAATTATTCCACAAAATTTCCTCACACTTACTGTAAGCTACAATACCATAGACAATGACGAAATAAGGGCAAAATATCCTCCTGAAATTGCAGAAAGACTAATAGGTACAAATGAGGAATTAACACCTATTATTGACGAAAATAACAGTCATTTTGCTATAAGAGTAAATCATCATTATTACATAACAAAGAAGAAAGACGAAGCCTCTGCGGTTGTTAGGATTGATAATAGTGCAGATAAAGAAATAAAAATCGTAAAACAAATGCAAAATCCTAATGATACATATAAATTTACCGCTAAGAAGTGCTGTTCAGAAATCAATAAGAAACTTGAAAAAGCAAATATAACTATGAAATTTAATATGTATCATTTTAATTTATTTTGCAAGCATTATGAAATTAAAGGAAATGATAAACTCTGTTTTGTTTCAAGAATGTTTTCACAGCCTCAATACAGTTACTCATTACAAACAATAGACTTTATTGTAGACGAAATAAAAAAAGACCCTGAACATATAATTCAGAATCTAAAAGAGAGATTACAAAAAAATAAGTCAACCCCAGGGGCAAAGGAATTCTAAGCACGAATGCCTACTCCCATTCGGGAACCCAGCCTTAATCCTTCACGAGTTAACTTACTTATATGATATCATATGCACATCTATTTGTCAATATGCACTGGCACAAATTCAGCATATTGCATAAAAAAATCTCGCCCCCAAGTGCTACCAACACTCAGAGGCGAGCAGAGCAGATACTACCAATATCAGCTCGATTCAAATTCACACTAACCCATTAAGAAAGGGCGAATTCTGCCCTTTTATTGTAGCACACTTTCGAGGAAGTGTCAAGAATAGGAGGAATATTTATGCCGATCTACAAAATGACGGACAAGAACGGAAAGAACATCAGAAAAGACGGTCTGCAAAAATATCGTGTGCGTGTCAATTATACGGACAGTTTCGGAAAGCCTCATCAGATAGACCGTGTGGCGTTCGGTGCAGAGACGGCTAAGCAGCTTGAACTCCAGCTTACACAAAAGCTCAATGCTAAAGAAATAGCTCCAAAAATGACTATTGGACAGCTATTCACGGAGTACATCACCGCCAAGTGTTCAGAGGTCCGTGAAACATCACTGGACAAGTCCCTAAGAATACTGAAAAAGAACGTCCTGCCCACCTTTGAAAGCGTGAGGATAGATAATCTGAATGTGCCAATGGTGCAGAAATGGAAACAGGAGCTGTCAGAACAGGGATTGGCTATCGTCACTCGAAAGAACATTTATGGCGAATTTCGTGCAATGATGAACTATGCTGTGAAAATGGAATACATTCCGAAAAATCCTGTTATCACCGCAGGCAACTTCAAAGCGCCCCTTGAAGCCAAGAAAGAAATGCTTTTCTACACGCCTGACGAGTTCAAGAAATACATATCGGCAGCTAAGAATTATGCTCAGGAAGCAGAGGACGGCGGCTCAATGTACGAATGGAACTACTATGTATTTTTCAACATAGCATTTTACATGGGTATGCGAAAAGGCGAGATATACGCTCTGCAATGGACGGATATAAAAGACGGCTACATATCTATCACCAAGAGCATTGCTCAGAAGCTCAAAGGCGGTGATCGTATCACGCCGCCAAAGAACAAGCCAAGCATACGGACGATACAGATACCAGAGCCGTTAAGAGCAGTGCTGTCAGAACATTACGAACGCTGTAAGAAAGCAGTGCCAAAGTTCAGTGATGATATGTACATCTGCGGCGGCGAGCGTCCTATCCGTGACACGTCCCTTGAAAAGACCAACAAGAAGTTTGCAGACTTGGCAGGTGTCAAACGTATCCGTATTCATGACTTCCGTCACAGCCATGCTTCCCTGCTTGCCAATGAGGGCATAAACATTCAGGAGATAGCAAGACGTCTTGGGCACTCCAACATATCAATGACATGGAACACCTACTCGCACCTCTACCCACGAGAGGAAGAACGTGCAGTGAAGATATTGAACACAATCGTGTAA